CTTTTCGTATAACCCTTAAAACTACGCCCAGAAAGTACCTTTTTGCTGTATGAACTATAAGTGTCATTTATATTACCTGTTATTTTATTTGTTTCATTCTAAATTTATATGCTTTTGTGAGGTGTTTATTGAAGGTGTTTTCAACATACTTTTTACCAATGCGATAGAAGGGGAACTTGCCACCCTCATATTGTACAGAAGGTTTGAATCCTATAATTAATTTAACATTCTTACCCTTGTTAAATCTTTCCCATACTCCTGTAATATTTTTTATTGTGCCAATGAATTGAGACTTTTTCTTGATAAGTCCTGACCTTTTGCCGACTATATTTCCAAACTTATTTAATCTGGCGTTAGCTGTAAAGGGTACAGGTATCATTCTCTTTTCGTCTCTCAAGCCACCATCTATTACCCATCGCAAGTATTTAGCAACCTCTGGTCTAATGAATAGTTTGCCTGATAGTTTCTTTCCTTTAGCTTTGTCAATGAAGAAACCTTTTTGTGTAAAGGGTGTGGGCTTGTCTAGCTTCTTGATTGTTTGTTTAGCCATTTCTTTCTTCAAGCCAAACAATGTGTTATTAATGGCTGATCTGGTTATTAGTGGTAGTTTTTTCTTTTCTACATTAGTAAGCCCCTTACTAAACTGTTTGATATTGTCTTTAATCTTTATCTGCATACTCTAATTCTAATAACAATTCGGCATAATGGATAACTTTTTGTATATCCTCTGCCCCATTCTTATTCCTGTGCCTACACACATATTTAATAATAGCTGATTCACAGTAGTTAAGTTCGTTCTTCTGACAGAACTCTACAGGCTGAATCTTTAGGTTTTTATAGTGTGATCCTGCGATCTGCTTATCTGTTGCTTTCATATTTCATTATCCCCTTCTGTAAATGTTTAATGTCCTTATGTTGTACCTTAATAAGTTTATCTGCTCTACCCCACCTAGTATAGATTTTATTATAATCCCATTTGCTCTGTGCCTTTTTGGTTATCTTCTGACAATACTCCAATAGGTCTGTTCTTTTGTAAAAACAAAACGCTTTCAATTCTTTAATATCAAAGACAATGTATTCTGCTTCTCCCTCTAACCAACCCTTATCACCTAACACATTCTTTAGCTCTAGCCATATACAATCAAGATGTCTATTACCTTTAACATCTACACCATAGTAATCGCTGACCTTTTGTTCTGTATTAGTTTCTTTACGATCTACCCAGAAATCTACATGGTCTTTCATATTCTGTTCTTTAGTAGCTGGGAGTACAAAATAGCCCCTTGCTTCCATTAGTTGTTTAAAATGATCCTCTGCCTTATCACCCTCAAACTTACAATTCTTTAATCTCTCTCGTAATGTAATTCTTGTATCACTCATTTTTCACCTCTGAAACAACACCCTCTGAAGCCCTTTATTCCTAAGCATATTATATGTATCAATATATACCCCTCTTAAAGGGGGATATATGATACAAATATACTTACTTCTGCTACTCATACTAATCTAATATTTTTATCGGTTTTGTGTCATCATCTAAAAAAGGCTCACATGATTCACTACACCCATCAGTAATGTGTAAATGGTGCAAGTCAATATATTTTTCAAACCCTTGAGACATCATTTCTCTAATGTTTTCTACCGACTTCCAGCCCCTAAATATTTTTATATCTTTTTGAAGTTTGTTAGCAACAGCACCATTTCTGCTGTAAAGTTTTTCCATTCTTTCTGGAAAATCAAAGGCTTCTGGACATTCTGCCATAACTGTCATAAGTTTTTTATAAGATTTTTTCCAGCACCACACACAATTGCCCATATGTTCTGGAATTTCTAAATCAAATTTTTGATCTTCCCACCAATCGAGCACATCTTGTTTATGAATGTTTGTATCTAATAATGGAAAAATAAAGTTTAATTTATTGTCAGGATTTGCTCTTTTTGCTTCATCAGCCCTAATTCCGATTGCAATTTTGTAATCTTTTTTTGTAAGCCCTAAACTTTTGATATATGAATTGATTGGATAATTTTTTAGTTCTCTGGTGCAATGAGGTGACTTAGAAAATGGTAAGCCAAATTTTTTTATGGCATTTTCAAAGGGTTCACCTGTCCTTGAAGCAGTTTTAAAATCTACTGTTTTATATGTTACTCCCTTACCCTTCTCGAATGTGTGGACAGCTTCTATCCATTTAGTGTTGAAGCCAAAGTTTATATCACAATTATTTATGAACTCTAGTGTCTTTTCATGTTCTTGTCCTGTATTAGCAAACACTACATGAATATCTTTCCATTGATTTTTTTCTTTTAGCATTTGGTGTGTTAAGTATCCAGAAGTACGACCACCACTAAAGCTAATAATCAATGTTTTATTTTTGTCTGTTTCATAACTTTGACCAAAATCAAAATTTACCTGTTTGTGCCTCACACTAATCTTTTCCAACCTTCCCTTTTAGCCCATCTTTGAATTTTGCTATGCGAAACATTGTATGACATATCTTCCATAATCTGTTCTTGTATCTTTCTAAGTGGCATACCTTCTTCATAATACTTCTTAGCTAACACCATTTGCTTCTTATAAGGATTCTCTATCACCTCTATATCACCATTCCTAATTTGAAACTCTACATCTTCTTGCTCTATCGCTTTCAAATGTCTGGCCTTTTCAAATGTCCACTTAAAACCAAATTCAATATCAGTATCATCGTCATAATCAATTTCTTTCTTTTCTGATTCCACGCTAATCAATAAATCTAGCGTAACTTGTTTAACCATACTCCCGAATAGAGCTGAATTGCCACCTGATGATGCTGTCTTTCTGGAGTGATCTACGATCCACACAGTTATATCATTCAGCCGACACCAATTTAAAAAAGGCTGCACATGGATAAGCCATTCTGTAGGCGAACTAAAATCATCAAAACAAAACAGGGTAAAGATGTTATCTAAGACCACAACCTCATACTCATTCACCTCAATGGTATTCATTAGCTGTTGCATATTAGCCTTATCGTCTAAGGTTCGTAACATCATTTCAGGCTCTTGTTTGACCTCAAGTTTATTTGTATCTACATTAAATTCCTTAAATTCAGGCTGAATAAATCGTGATATATAGTGCAAATTAGCCAAACCCCTACCCCAAGCATCAAAATCAGCTAATTGGGGTTTCATCTTGCGATATCGGCTTTGCAATGATGCTGGTAACATCTCGCCATCTACATATAAGACCTTACAAGCCTTTGGCACTTTGTAATAAGCAAAATCTATGCCCATCGCCAAATGCAACATGAGCTTTTGGGTTATATAGGATTTACCTGAACCTGATCTGCCATACAGAATAGTTTGAGTGCCACTATGCAACAATCCCTCAATAAGTGGTTCAGGTGTTGGGTACTTCTTATCAAGTATGCTGCCTAGTGGCTCTACCCATAGCTTAGTGTTAGATTCGTGAACCCTAGTGCTATCATTTGTATAGAGAGAATTAGAACTTGCACTAGGGCTATCACGATCTTCGTTAGAATGGTATATCTTCTTCCAATTCACCTGATCCACCTTCACCTAGCGTTACTTTCCTAACTTCAGATGATCCCATATCTGATGGCTCGTCAAAATCGGCTGGTTTATCAACCCATTTCACATATTCGAGTTTTGCTTTAAATCCACTAGCACCACCTGAGAAAGACACTTTCTCTGATCCTACATATTTAAAACAAGGTACTTTGCCCTCAACTTTATCCTTCCAGCAAGCTGATAGAGCTTCATCAAATGATTGTCCTTCAAGGAAAGAGAACCTTTGCCATAAATATACCCCCTTATCTTTAATATACACTCTGGCAGAAAAGGCTCTCTTATAACCTTGTTCAACCAACTGTTTATAGTTGTCAGGTCTGACACCAACTTGCTGATCCCATACATATTGAAATTGACCATCGTATTTACCATAACCTGTTTGAAAATCAGGGTGGACTAACAAATGCTCAAATTGTAAAGGCTCATCACCTTCACCATTATTGGTAACGAATTTTCCCATAGCAAAGCTATGTTTTATATACAAGGAATTACCCTCGCCTTCACTAAGTTGTAAAAAAGATTCCATATATTTCTCCTTATTTTTACTTTTTTCACTTTATTGTGATCTTTTATCTATAGTTTTTTAACATCGAAAATAACCCTTTTCTCTGGATAATTCTCAACTGTATTTACCCCTAAAGATATAAAATAATCTACCACTTTTTGTGGCTCTATTTTGTTCTCCTCACTAATTCTATCAATTCTCTCCAACAGTTCACGATCTACCCATACTTTCTTTCTACCATTTCTTTCCTTGAAGTATCTACATTCAGGATCGTAAATTTCCCTCATAGCTTTGTCCCTGTAATTTTTTAAAGTTTGTACACAGCAAACCTTCGATGAATTTAGACATAATTAATCCGTTATTTCGGCAATAATCCTTAATCTCGGTATGTAAGTTCTTATTTATTGGTATCATCTTTCGTTCTTCCATACCCTTAATTTATAAGGTTTTTTAAACATTTCTATACAAAAAGTATAAAAAAGTGGTACTTTTTTTCAATATTTGTTGCAAACTAGGTTGTTTTTAGTAGTATTTAGTTATGGAGATTTATTTAAACAAAAAAAAGGAGAGAAAAATGAATAACCAAAATAACGAAAATCTAAATTTTAAAGAAGCTAAAAAACACAATAAGCAATTATTGAAAAAGTATAGAAACGATGAGATAACCAGCGAGGAACTAGATGAACGCAGGATTGATTTACTCGATTTAGTTGAAAATAAATTAGAAACAGATGATGGTCTTGATAAATTCCATTTCATTTTATTCCATATACTTAATAAGAATGGGGCTAGAAATTTACTCCCTAATTGGAAAGAGTTTGATTTCATTAATGATAAAGGTGAAAAGATAACTTGGTATGGTTCTATGCTTGTGTATTCCTCACTTGATAATTACCACAGTAACAAATTATCAGAATATCTTGGAAAGGCTGATCGTGTGACTTGGCGGAATATTAGGTCTACTGTTAATGGAATCAGAGAGGACGCAGAAAAATGGCAAGAAAGGAGAAAAACAAAAGAGGTAGCTTAAGGCTACCTCTTTATATAGGAGAAATTATGAAAAATAAAACAGATGATTATTTAAGAAAAATGCAAGATATAGATGCTCACTATCTGAATAAAATTGACAGAATTAAAAAAGAATGGAATGAGAAGTTGATGGGGTATTGGCTACTTATAGACACAGAAAAGGAAAAACTTATAAAAGAACAAGGAAAAGAACAAGGGGTGGCATAAGCCACCTCTTTATATAGGAGAAATTATGAAAGCGATGAATTTTATAAATATGGCAAACGATATGCCGACTAATTGCGAAATGAGTTGGCTGCAAGTAATTAAATTCAATCTTGGATTTAAGAATAATGTAATTAATGAAGTAATGACTACATTCGATCTTGATAAATGTAAGTTCAAATACTTAGGCACAACAGGGGTGAAATAATGATTGATTATAGAGCAACGGACAGGGTAAGAGTAAAAGGTACAACTATCTTTGGCTTTTGCCTTGCTTTTACTAAAGATGGATCGGTTTTGTTTGGAGACGAAGAAACAAGACAGATTAAAAAGTATAAGCCTAATAAGCTAGAAAAATCATACGATAAATAAGGAGAAAGATATGAAAAAAGAAATAAAAACCATACTTGAAAAGGTTGGGTTTATTAGAGAAGCTAAGAAGCAACAAAAACTTGTGGATTTAGAAACTTATATGGAAAAGTTTTCAATATGTGAAAACAAAATATTAGCAGAAATAGATTTTATTAAAAAAGTTTATTTGGAAATAAACAGTATGTTCAAAACTGATTGGACATACTTGGAAAGTGGAATGATATTTTTTACAAAAAATGGAAAACTTAGAGAAAGACTATACCCAGAAAAATAATAAGGAGAAAGATATGAAACTAACCAAAGAAGAATACGAAGCCTTAATGGCTTGTTTAGAGTTAGGGGTAGAGAAGTTTGGTCAGTCGTTTAAATCGGCTGACCGAGTGATCTATTCCAATGTTGTAAAATTAATTATGAGATCGAGGAAACATTATGATGACTTACGATAAATATTTTAAAAAAATAATTAGCGACTTAGAAGAACGCTTGGCAAAAGCAGAAGCCAAGAAAGACGAAATTCAAGGTAAACTATTTCTTACAAAAATAGAATACCAACAAGCAAGGGAGAAAAATGGAAAAAGCACAAGGCAAATTAACCAGCGATAATCACGCTTCTTGTTCAGGGGTAGCAGCACTATTTGGGGCATCACCTTATGAAACAAAAAACGAATACCTTGATTCTAGGATCAGGGCAAGAAAAGGCGAAAATGTTAGATCGGAAAAAAACATCTACGCTGAAATGGGTAATATCTTAGAAAATCCAATATTAGAAATAACTGCTGAAAAGCTAGGGCTATCTAATTTAGAAAAAGATATTACTACACCTGTATTACACGAAGAATATCCTTTAGGTGGTTCAATAGATGGTATTGCTTATTGTCAGAATAATTTAATTACCCCTGATGATGAAATCATTTATACCGAAGATGATAAACCTATCATGTTAGATGGCAAAGGCATATTAGAAGCCAAAGCCACAGCCCTCATGCCTGAAGCAGATGGTAAGCCCACATTATGGCGTGGGCTGCTACAGGTTAAGGCTTTAATGGCTATAACAGGGTATTCTTGGGCTTGTGTTTCAACGATCTACAGATCAACACTATTTAAGATGTTTCTGTTAAGGCGAGACTTTGCTTTTGAAACCAAACTTAAAGAAGTGATCTTAGATTTTGAAAGAAGAATTGCAGAAGAAGATTACTACCCACCTGTTACCCTAAAAGATACTCAAATCATGTTTCCAGAGCCTGTAAAGGCAAAGGAGATTGAACTAGACAATGATGCTGCAAGTACCTATCTTGATTTAATCTACACAGCAGACGAGCAAATAAAGGCTCTGAACAAAGCTAAAGAAAATGCACAGATTAAAGTACAAGAATTAATGGGTGATGCAGAAATTGGTTTTAATAAAAATTACCAAGTGAAATGGGGTTCTACTACTTACAAGGCACAACCTGAAAAGATCGTACCAGCAAAAGAAGCCAGAACTGTCCGTAACAAAACATTGAGGATTAAAAAAATAGAGCATGAAGAATAGAAATCTTAATCATTCAGACCATTGGGAAACACCACATGAATTGTATGACAAACTAAATGAAGAATTTAATTTTGATTTCGATCCATGTCCACTATATGCAGATTTTGATGGTCTTGATATAGAATGGGGTAAAAGTAATTTCATTAACCCACCATACTCAAGACCACTAAAAGATGCTTTTGTTAAAAAAGCTATTGAAGAATCTAAACAGGGCAAACTCTGTGTTTGTTTATTACCTGTTTCAACTTCTACAGTATTGTTTCAAGATTATATTTTACCCAACGCCCAAGATATTAGATTTATTCGTGGTAGAGTAAAATTTAAAGGCATAAATACTTTTGGAGAATATACAGAAACAAAAGATGGTATGCACGATTCAATGATAGTTATTTTTGGGGAGAATTATGAAAAAAGGAACTAGATACATACAAACTGAAAAACGAAAAGCACATGAGTATGCGATGCTTATGTTTAACGAAGAACCAACCATATCCTGTCGAGCTATAAAGCAACGACTTAAAAATATGGGTTATAACATAGACCACAGCACAGTTTTTAGATGGCTGAAGAAAGCATGATAAAAATTTATCAAGGAGACATTTTTGACAGGATCAAAGATTTAGCAGATAGGTCTGTAAATACAGTTATTACTTCTCCACCTTATTTTAATTTGCGAAATTACAATGATGAAGAAAAACAACTTGGACTTGAAGATACACCAGAAGAATTTGTGCATAACTTGGTTAAAGTATTTAGAGAAGTAAAAAGAGTATTGCGAGATGATGGTACTGTCTGGCTAAATTTGGGTGATAGTTATTTACCCAATAAGCAATTAGGCTGTATTCCATTTAGGGTTGCTCTGGCATTACAAGCTGATGGTTGGGTCTTGCGACAAGATATAATTTGGCATAAACCTAATCCCATGCCTGAAAGTGTTACTGATCGCTGTACTAAATCCCATGAATACATTTTTTTATTTAGTAAAAGTCAAAAATATTACTTTGATAATGAAGCTATAAAAGAAGATGTAGCAAATTCAACAGAAGAATATAGAAGCAGTGGAGCAAAAAGAAACAAGCGCACAGTATGGACAATAACTACTAAACCATTTAAAGCAGCTCACTTTGCAACTTTTCCTATGGATTTAATTGAGCCATGCGTATTAGCAGGTTGTCCAGAAAAAATATGTGTCGATTGTGGTAAACCTTATGAACGAGTTATGCAAAGACCAAAACAATTAGAAGTAGAGAGAAACAAAAGAAGTGGTTTAGATGATAGAAAGGTTGGCGGCGTATTAGATAAATATAATAGAGAAAATCCTCCAATGGATTTGGGAGTGCAAAAACAATGCAATTGCGAAACTTGTGAAACAAAAGCTGGCACAGTTTTAGATCCGTTTGCTGGTAGTGGCACAACAGGTATTGTTGCAGCAACACACAATAGAAATGCTGTCTTGGTAGAATTAAATTCAGATTATATTGAGCTAATGAAAAAAAACATAAATGAAAAAATGCAAGGATTGTTCAGTCCCAATATCCAAGTCTAACGCTTGGATAGATCGTGGAGATCGCATCAGAGCAAGATGTAAGGATTGCGATAGACTATATCGTGCTAATCAGGCTGGATTAGATGCTTATTCTTATATGGATAAGCTCTATTCCAAACTGAGATACGAAATTGTCTCAGGCACAAGAAGAACCTCAAGAGCAAAGCTAACTTGGGAGATCACACAAGCCCATCTATATAATTTATTTCACAAACAGGAAGGTAAGTGTGCCTTATCAGGACAAAAAATGACTTGGCTTACAGGACAAGGCAAAGTAGATACAAACATATCTTTAGATAGGATTGATCCTAAAAAGAGCTATACCTCTGATAACATTCAGCTTATTTGTTATCGTTGCAACATAATGAAGCACGATCTTAAAGAAGATATGCTAATGAAGTATGTGCAAATGATTGAAACTACTAAGCGTCTGAACAAGAAAGCAAAAAAGCTGCGTTAAGTCTGGCTCGTCTTTTTGTTTGAGCAGCATACCTACTATCTAATAGTTCTTCAGATGCTTTTTCCCAATCACGACATTCTATCGCATCAAGCATATTTTCAAATTTAAGTAAGCCACCTAAACCTAAATTGAAAGTCATATCAATTAAAACTAATTGGGCTTTAATTGGCAGATCATCAAAATCTTTAATCATTTTTCTAACTTCGTTGTAGGCTTGGTCTATATCATTTTTAAGTAGATACTCGCCTTCCTCTAACGATATGCCTTTAGTATCTAAATTTCTGCCATAAGCAATCGTAGAAAATCCTGCTGGACAATCATAAACAAGCTGAGAATAGCCCTCATGTTCTTTAATGTGTTCGGTAAGTTCTTTTAATAGTTCTTCGTTCATACTGTATAAATCCTTAGTTCATTTTGTTTGCCTTTAACTTTTATCGGCTTTAATGATTGTAACTTAAAATCGCATTTTTGTTGTGTATTGTGACCAATCAAAATATCTACTCCTACTTCCTTAGTTGCACTTTCTAATCTAGCTGCTGTATTCACAGGATCACCAATAGCACTATAATCAAATCTATCATTGCTACCCATGTTGCCAATTATGGCTTCTCCTGAATTAATCCCTACACCTATTTCAACACCCAACTTAGCTGCTTTAACTTTTTGTTGTATTTCTATAGCACACTTAATAGCTTTTGTTTCGTGATCTTTTAAATCTAAAGGTGCATTAAATATCGCCATCATTGCATCACCAATATACTTATCTACCATACCATCATAAGATTTCACACAATCAGCTTGAATGGTTAAGACCTGATTCATAATCTTGGTGACTTCTTTAGGTGGTAACACTTCTGATAAAGCAGTAAATCCTCTTACATCAGTAAACAAATAAGTACAGTATCTTTTCTCTCCACCTAGTTTTAACAGTTCAGGATTATCTTGTAATTGTTTAACTTGTCGTGGATCGAGATAATGTTCAAACTGTTTCTTAATCTGTTGGCGTAATTTGTATTGTTTTCTAAAGTTTAGGTAGTAAGCGACACTAGCAGTAACGAATTGTGCTATTAAGGTGTAGCTAAAATCAATTAAAATGCCCCTATTTATCATGTAAAGCCCAAATAAGCCTGTAGAGAAAAATATGCCACCACCCAATACGATAGACCAAAAAATACCGAGATATGAGCTTACAAGCCAAATAAGAAAGCCTGTAATTACCATAATTGCTAATTCTGCCATCAAATGCCAATAAGGTATGCTTGGCGTATCAATAAGGATAGATTCAGCTAGGGCAGCTTGGATTTTGTGTGGCTCTAATAATTCACCACTACTTGTAGATAATTGTGGCATTACACCTTTAGCTGTTACACCAACAAATACAAACTTGCCTTGTATCTTTTCTAAACCAACACCATTTTCCATTTCGGCAAGTGATATTTCAGGTGTATCTACCCATGCAATCCATTTACGCCCATATTGATCTACTTTAGTTTCAGGTAGCCCTCTAACCTTAATTTCTTCAATACCTGCTGCATTGGTTTTAATAATAAAAGTATCAGCACCAGCTAACAGCTTTAAGACCTGTGTGCCAAAACTAGGTGTCCAGCCATCAGGTGTTTTGAATAGTAAGGGTAATCGTCTAACTAGACCATCGACATCAACAGGGGCAGACACCATACCTTCATAAGCCACATTAGCAATTTTAGGAATGTTGGGATAATAACCAGCAATAGGAATACCCTGTGCTTCCTCACCCAATATGACTACGCCTGTTGGTTGGGGATAGATGCCATTGTCAGTAGAGAAGGTGGCGACAACTGCTGCTTGTGAAATAGAATTGGAAAAAATGTCATCACCACCAAACCGATCTATGTCTATAAAAGATACTACCCAGCCTACACCAATAGCCCCATTTTGTAAAAGCGTGTTATTTATTTCAGCCAATCTTTGACGAGGAAAAGGATAACCACCCTCTGCCCTAACATCAGTATCAGTTATATTTAGAATACTAAAATATTCAGATGGTTTATGTTTCTCTACTAAAGCATCAAAGGTTTTTAACTTTAGAATCTCTAAAGGTGTAACCTGAAAAGCTAAAGGTAAGCTAAGAATGAAAATAACTAATAAACCTAATCTAATCATGGTGTTTGTATTATTGTAATACTAGATGAAGTTCCACCATTAATTTTTACTGTATTTGATACCCCATCTTGTATAAAGATTAGGGTGTAAGAACCATCGCTATTAACTACAACCTGTGCATTTTGATTAACTGATCTAATTAATTTAATTTTATCTCCTTGCAGAATGGTTGTGATTTGGGTTTCTCCATCTTGTCCTATTCTTGTACCAACTATGTTAGTGCCATCGACAGCGACCAACTGATCTTCTTCTTCCTGTTCATCTAAATCATCTAAAACATCTAATAAATCTTCTAAGAAATTTACATCAAGGTAATCAACATCTAATTCAGTAAAATCTAAATCTTCTTCGGTATCTAAAAAATCTTCATTCAATAAATCCACATCAAGATCGTTAAAATCTAAATAATCGGCTTTTTGACTTGCTTGTGTTTGTTCATTGTTGATTTCTTCTTGGGGTGGCGAGACAATCAACATATTGTCAATCATATCTAGTGTTATATCTAAGGTTACAGGCTTAGAAGGATTAGCTTCATATACGCTAGTAGTAGTGGCTTGGTATGGTTTATTTAAGGTGACTTGTCCTGTAGCAGTAGAAACTATAATCTCGCCAGAAGCATCGCCATATTCGTCAGGCAACAGGATTATTAGACTTCTGCCTGTTTCATCTACTGTGCAAGTAAAATCTGTTCCTAGCACAGCTATATTGGCTGTAGGGGTGGATAGTTCGACATTCTTTTTATTAAATGCCCCACTTGTAAATCTGATAGTACCACTAGCAAATTGTAGTGCCATCTTAGATTTATCAGGGTTAGGATCATAAATGTATTCATCTATGATTAGCTTAGAATGTTCTGTTAGTTTAACTGTAGAATTATCAAGAAAGGTTATACCAATACGACCAGCTCTTGTGCGAACATCATCGTAAGAATTAATGTTGAAATCTAAAGTGGCTGCATAAGGTTCATCTCTGAGTATTTGACCATAGCCCTTAAGCTCTGTTATATCTCCTATCGTATCAGCATGAAGTGGCTGTAGAGCCATCATCATTTTGAACAATACACCAACTACTATTCGATCCATTTCCTGTAATTTTTAACCAATCTCTAGCTAGAGTTGATGCTTGTGTAATATCAAATGTATTAGAGCTTCCTGTTATATCCATATATAAATAACCTGAATCACTAGCAGTTGTGCCTGAATAACCACTACCTGCAAAAGTAATAGTGTTGCTATCACCAAATAAATCTATGTAATTAGTGGCATTTTCATAATCAATATCAAATTCAAACTCATTACTATCACCATCAATAATCCAATCTAAATCTAGGTAATCTGCATTTGAGTTTTCAGCTATCTCAATATCAAAGGTATTACTACCACCTGTTACTTGAACATTGTAATTAGCATAATCGGCTGAATAAGCCCCACCTGAGTTCATTAGAATATCCATTTGGTTAGAATCACCATCAAAATCAAAAAGTGCTTCTACATAATCTGAGTTAAAACCATCTGATCTAAAAATATTGCTAGAACCTATTTGATTAATGGTTAAGGTCATATCTGTACCATCTAAACTGAAGGCTGTCATAGAACCTGCAACAGAAGATGTACCACCAATTAGATTAGTGCTACCAAGCTGTTCTAGTTTAATGGTGGCATTAGCACCACTCTGATCTATAAATATTTCGTTATCTGCTAATAAAAAGCTAGATAAAAACAGTAATAATATTCTCATAATTCTTATTCTCTATATGACCAAAAGCCTTTTTCTATGCCTTGTTCAATGATATTAACGATACCAATTTCAATGGCTGATTGCAATGCTATTGACTTAGATTCATTCATTGCATTGCCTGTTTCAAACTCAACTAGCTTAGTTCCATCAGCAATATACCTAAATAGATCGTTAGACAGACCTACTGATAGTATGGTTTTGGTTGTTAAGTTCTCTAATAGTATCTCTCCTGTAGAAACTGATACCACTCTAATAGAAACTACTACTGTGTCCTCTCTGTACTGTTTTGAGTTGCCTATACCCAAATACCTTGCCCCCACACCACCTGTCAATAGATTTGTGTTGTAGTCCACTACACCACCTTCAAATAGCAATCCAGCGAATAACAAGGGTAATTGTTCAGTATCATCATCAAACTTTTCTCTGGTTGATCTAATGATTTGTCGTTCTCTTGTTAGGTGATCTATCCCCACTCTTTCCACAATTCTAAAGAACCCTGATTGTTTTAAAGCTCTGATTAAGTAAGTTTCAGGGGCTTGGGTTAAAGCAGTAGAAAAATTAGCGTAGTTATCTACAGATTTTCTTTGTCCTGTTAAATCTTGAAATTTATATACAGCTACTACAGGTCTGACATTTGGTGTTTTTATGTTTTTAATTTCATCGGTAATAGGCTCATTAACAAAAGCACTTTTAGAAAAACATTGGGCTTTACCAATAATAGTAACTAAATCTTTGTAATCGTAATCTGGGTTATCTATACAAGGGGCAATGTTTCTAACATGACTTGCACAACTAACCAGCGAACCCAAAATCGCCAATAGGAATAGTAATTTCAGTTGTTGTGCCATCTGCTTCATTGTATATCGTTAGTGTTATATAAGTACCATCGGAAGTCCATGTAATTATATTATCAAATAAAGTAAAAGAGCCTTCTGATGCTGGATTTTCACCGAATAATTGTTCAACTAATTGTCTTGATAGCTGGGCATATATCCTAGATTCAAAATTACGAATAAATCTGGCTAATGTAGTATTTTCTGCATCTCGTTCTAATTCATCTTTCAGAGCTTGTATTTCGGCTTCTAAGGCTTCTTTTCTAGTGTACTCTTGGTTCTCTATGGTTAAATAGTGTGCTGATGTACCAACACCACTAAAAGAAGGGTTTTTAAATTGAAACTTAATTTCATCAGCCATTAAAGGAATAGCTAATAAAGGCAACAACATAAAAGCACAGCCCTTTTTATTTTTGTAATAATTAAAAGTTTTACTAATCTTTTCTTTGATCATCTCTATCTGCCTTTGCTATCTTATTAGTATCTATCAGTTGTGGTAGTCCTAATATAGTTTTAATAAGAGTATCTTGTCTAATAATCTCATTATCAAGACTTCTTATTCTATCTATTAATGCTACTAATATACCATGTTGAGCATTTAGTTTGGTACTAAGACGATCTTCCATAGCATCTAATGAAGTATTTACCTTATCATCAACAGTATCTAGTTTAGTTTCCATACCATTGATGATCTTCATAATCAGTTTATATATGAAAATACCAAGACCTATAGCTGCTGCTATCGGAAATCCTAGTTGTTGAATAATGGTGACTACATCTTCCATAGGTTAATTATATAGAAGGTGGGCTGGTAAATGAATAAATTGAAAGGGGTAAAATATAGGAGATACCAGCCCTAGATCGATACAAGAAGTATAGCAACTAAAGTAGTAGCTAGAAAGCCTGTAGTCGCATAAATAGACATATCTACCTTATTATGCAATGTTCTTAAGTCCTCTTTTAGTTCTTCTAGGGTACTAAAGATAGTTTTTGATTGCTCATTACAACTAGCAAGATGCTCTTTTAAAGATTCAGAAACATCTTGCACAGTCTGTCTAGCCATCTTAATTTACTTTATTTTCTTGATTTTCTTCTTCAGCTAAAACGCCATTTATTTCTAGTTGGGTGGCTTTCTGCTGATAGTAATTGACCAATTTTTCAAGTTGTCTTATTTGTGTTTGTAAACTTTCGACACTTGGTTGGTCTTTTTTATTTTTTTCGTCTGCCATTAGTAACCCCTTTTCTTAATGAAAGATAATCTACAAAGTCATATACCTTTTTATTCCAATCTGCTTTTGGTTCTGGGTATAAGCGAATAATAACATTAGCTGTTCCTACGAAAGCTAATAAGTAAAGTAATAAATCTAAAATCCACATAGGGTTATACTACACTAATATTTAAAAACTAGCACTAACGCTTGTAGGTGATTTTTGTTCTGCAATATTAGCATCTAAAGCTGACTTCATATTAGCCACTTCCGTAGAGCCTAATGCAGCTTCTACCCATGCTTGAGTTTTGGTTGCATCTACACTTCCATAAGCTGTAAAACTAGAAAGATCAGAAGTGTCTAAACCACAAGAGCCATAAGTTTCGGCTGTGTAATTATTACCATCTGCATCTTTAGTTGAATCAGTTGCTAATAATCGCCAATGCACAGTATGAATAACTTTAGACTTGCTATTATGACTTGGATAATAGTCGTGTTGTTTTGTATTCCATGTATAAGAAATTGCCATAATTAAAAATTATACCTTATTGAGTAATAAATTTTCTAATTTTTCAAATCTTTCTAGTAACTCTTTTGTGCCTTTAAGATCGTGTAAGCCTTTAGGTGGGTGCGAATCTTTTTTAAGTTCTTCTATCTCTATTTTGATTTTTTCTATTTCTGCTTCTATATTCATTTGCTTGGCTCTAATATAATTTTACCTTCATCATTGGTTAGGTCTGATTCATGTATTTCTTTGTCTTGTCTTTCACCTATCACTAGCCAAGAAACTTCAGCCATAGATTCAGGATTGTTGCTTTCTATATATAGAATATTATTTTTCACGCTGCCTTTGACATTATCCCAATTAGATTCATTAGTTGTAAATACTCTAAAATCTCTGTTTAAAGCTACTATAGTGCCTTCTGTCATACCAAAATATTCATCTAGGTTGAGTTCTGCTTCCCCTTTGATAAGTCTTAATTTACCACTATAAGTATTATCGGCTTGTGGGCTTTCAACAAATGAATGAACTAGAGAATGGGTTTTTGGTTTTAGTGGGTGATCTATTTTAAATGATCCTGTTATTTTAGAGATTGTGGTACAAGTCATAGTGCCAAGAACTGTTGCATCTCCTGAAACTGTTAATTTTTGTCCTGAAGCAGGTGAGGAAGTGCCGATTCCTATATTACCTGAAGAATCTATCCTCATAGCTTCTGAACTGCCTATTGTAAACCTATGAGCTGATGCTGCACTTAGTCTAAGTATGTTATCGCTGTGTGAATAAATAATAGCCCCTGCCCCTGTAGAACCAGCATCACCAAACCTAAGTTGTGTTTGTGTTGCTGAAAAGAATTGAATCCCTGTATCTGTTGAATGTTCTAAAGTTAAAGAGGTATTGCTGTTAGATGCACTTCTGCCTGAAAGTGCAGATTCTTGAACATGTAAAACATTATCAGGTGAGGTTGTTCCGATTCCTACATTTTGTGAAGTGTTTATATATATGGTGTCTTGTGTAGCATTTGCCCCTAATGATAATGCTTTGCCAGATTCACCTCTAACAATAGCTTTGCCTGTATCCCAAGTTAGCTTTCCATAATCATGAGCATTACCCCAACGTATAGTACCATCACTTCCAACCCCAACCTTTCCTTTTACATCTAATGGGTAAGAAGGTGAGCTGTCTCCGATTCCTACATTTCCTGAAGAATCTATCCTCATTCTTTCTTGTCTGGAATTTGATCCTGTACAGAATGAAACACCATCATACCCATTTATTGACAGACCATCTGAAAAGTTCCCAGAACCATCGTGTGCATAGGATAATATCGAAATATTATATTTGTTAGAATCAGAAAACCCACTCCTAAAAAATATACCTTCCTCTCCTAATCCACTACTTGTTGCTACATTTAAAAGCAAAGAACCTTCAACATGGAGTTTTTCAGTTGGTGAGGTTGTTCCTATTCCGACCTGACCTGAAGAATTAATCCTCATTCTTTCAGAACCAGCAGTTGAAAAACCAATAGCGTCCACAGCAGGGTGAAAAAACCCTGTATCAGTATTACCTTCAAATATATAACTAGGGGCTGATGCATTACCACCCACACCATTTATAGTTCCATTAACATCTATACCACTACTTGTTGTTTGTAATCTTGCAGTATTATCGTGATAAAGATATACAGAGCCATCAGCTATAGCTCTAACCATAAATTCGCCTGTATATTTGTTTATTCTTACTTCGTTACTACTTCTTATAAAGATTCTTCCTGCATCAGCTTCATCTATAAATAGATCACTTCCGTTATGGTAGATGCTGGCATCATGGTCTGTACCTAGTCTTATTTTTGCACTATCACCAAAATCTAAACCATGTGAAAGTTCAAAATTATCATCACTTGCGTTCCATGTGAAAGTAGCATCTGTAGAAGAATTGACAGCATCTTGAATAGTTATTCCTGCACCATCAGCATTAGATGAAGTATCTCCAGAACCATAATTCAAAGTGATATTTTTATCTTTAACATCTAAGTTTGTAGTGTCTATGCTTGTGGTTGTACCACTTACTGTTAAATCACCTGATATTGTTGCATTACCTGTTACTGATAGACCTGAACTAGTAAACCTTGCTCTTTCTCCATTATCTATATCAATACCAAGATAAGAATTAGCATCAGATTCAGCTAGATCAACTTCTAAGACCATGTTGCCATCGTCACCTTTGATTCTTACATATTCACTTGTATCTGCATCTTCTAATCTAATGTGTGGTGTAGTGTTATAAATATGTAGGGCAGAAGTAGGATTACTAGCTGTACCGATCCCTAAACGACCTTGTGCATTGGTGTTATCAATAAATAAACCCCATTGTGTAGTGCCTACACCATTTACCCATTTGAATTGGGATATTTTTGTATTATGAATAAAAGTTCCACCTGTGCCACTACCACTTGCAGAAATTAAAGCTGATAAATCTTGACCATCTAAAGTGATCTTGCCAGCATCTATCGTATTTTCTACTGTTAGATTTCCTGAAACAGTTAGGGTTGTACCATTAAAAGATAATTTGTCTTTAAGGGAGAATTGACCATCATCATCTAAATAAAATCCTGTATTAGAGTTATTGAAAGTTCCTGTGCCTTCATATAATTTATCTGCTGCAATAGTAATACCACCAATAGTTCCTGTGTTTAAAGTTACAGCTTCAGCACCTACTGTTATTTGCACTCCAGCCGTTTCAGCACTATGTATTCCAGCTACCGACACATGATAAGCCTTTACATCATAAGTAATGCCTGTGTCTGCTTTAAAGTGAAAAGTATTGTTTGGATAACCAACACTTACACCATCATAAACAGAATCGGTTGATTTTTTATACATGACTATAGTGTTGGCAATTTTTTCATCAACAGCATTTGTCCAAGTAGCTTTGACAAAAACAGAAGCCGATTTAATTACTGATCCTGATTTAACTATTTCACTTAAACTTAAGCTGGTAGGTGGAGAAACAGAAGTATCGCCTGAAGTTGGTGCTGTTGGTAATGTTGGATCAGTTACATAGGTAAAGGTATTAAATACAGCAGAATTATATTCTTTTAGGTCTAACCTTACAGCTAGATATTTGTCATTCATAAATTCAAATGACATTGCTGTAATTTCAAAATCTTTACCATCGTAGCCCAATCTTTCATTAGTAAAATTAACTACATCGCCAACTTGATAAGATAAAAATTCTATTGGCACTACTACAGATAAGGTTTGATCTTGTCTAGTATAATTTAAAGCCATTCTAGCTAATCGTTGAGCTGTATAGGTTGTGTGTGTGTAAGGAAAAGTTAAATTCATATACTTTTCATAGCTGGCTGATGCTTCTCCTGATGGTGTATCTTCAGTTAAAAAGGTGCTGTCCTTATAGGGTGTAATTTCTCCACCAATATAATTGTCACTTGGTCTAACATAAGTGGCTTTGACACCATTAGCTGAACCCATGCCAGATGATTTGGTTGTTATTTGCACAGGGGCTAAAACTTTATCATCTGTAATGCTTCCTGCTGCTGTTCTACCCTTACCAACAAATAAAGAAAAATTACCATTGTTGTAAGTTAATTGACCACCACAAGATGTAAGCATGTGTTCTAACACTCTTTGTGGTTCTTCATTAGAACCAAACTCACCATTTAAAGCAAAACGATCTTCAGTAGAAGAACCTTCAGTAGTTATGTCATCATCGCAATCATTGGCTGCTTGTTTAAAACCAGCACCACTAGCTTCATCATTAATTTCAGTATCAGTAGCACCAAAACCATAGGTGTTATCTTTTAAATAATCACGAATAATTAAAGCTGGGTTACTAGAGAAAGTTCTGTTAGTTTCATGAACTCTAGGATCAACAACTTTCTTACCTTCTATCTCAAAACTAAATTCAGGGTAACGAGTAAATTTTTCAACATCAAAAACACAAGCAATATAAATATAAGCTATGCCTTGTAACTTATGATCTGTTGTCCATGCAGCACCTATATTATTTACAGCATAACCATTAGCAGTTGTTTGATCTCCTTTTTCATAAGTTACTTTAATTAAACTACCACTTGTATAAGCATTATCATTATCAGTATTAACAAAAGCTGATTTAGTGGTTCGATAAACAGTTTCGCCATTTTCAGTAGCAGAAACAAAGTCAGATGCTAGGTCTAATTCAATTAAACCTTGACCTGCATCTATATATATTTTTTTTAGATCATTAATTTCATGTCCAGCTAAAGCTATAACATTGTGTAATAAATAATTATTTGCCCCTGATGTGCCACGAAATACTACTGTACCACCAACTCTAGTTTTGCCATAAACAACATTACGAGCAGCAATCGCATTTAAACCTGCTGATTTAATGGCTAGATTTTGTTTGGTAGTATCTTCAGAACCTTTAGCACTAAGATAGCTAAGACCTAATAAAGCAATATTCCCTGCAACTTTTTGTCTCCAAAAGGCTCTACCCCAAACAGAACCTGCTGGAAGTGTGCCTGTTATCCATTGTAATCCTGTACTTACAAGAGCTATAGCTATAGCTGCTTTTATTATTTTACCTAACATGATTAATACTCAGGTGTTGTTGTACCCCCATCATCACCTATTCCAACACTACCACCCCATGATGCTAACGATCCCCAATTAACAGTTTGTTCTCTTATTTTGCTAACAAATTCCAATCCTTTATCACCTGAATAAAGAAAATTTTGAGTTTCAGCAGTATAGAAAAGGTTTTTTGGTCTAGTTAGGTCTATAAGTTTATTTTCTGCTGAAATAACAACACTAAAGCTATCGCCATCATTTACTGTAAGTGTGTCCATTCTACCTTTGAATAGAATTACATTACCAATTTCATCATCGGTATCAGGGTGAAAGAAAAACATTTTAATCGTCATAGGTCTGTTTTGATAATCTTCGGTTGTCGCATAAGTAACTATGTTTTCGCTTAAACCTGAAATACCAATAGTCATATTAGTTGAAGATAGTTCTTTATCTTCATCAACATTTTCTATATTTAACAGTTCACCTGCCCCTGTATAAGTTAAGCCATCGCTGCCTGTGAAATCTCCTATGCCTGACCACAAATTAAGCGTTCCTGAATCAAATTCTAAGCTCACACCAAAAGCGATCTTTTGTTCGTCATTGGCTAATCTACTAGCTACTGCTGCTGGTATATCTTCTCTACTAGCCATTTATAACCTCAACTGCTGTAAATGAAAGACCATAAATAGATGCTTGATTAACAGACCATGAGACTTGATTAGAAGCTAACCTAAACTGACCTTTAGGGCTTGCAAATTTTACATAATGCCCTGCTGTTATGTCTGCCCTTAGTTTTGGTTCTATTCTGACACCATAATCTGTGCTTGATGCTGTAGCATCTTCTACAACCATGACATATTGCACAGGATCACCTGTAGTTGCTGCTGCATCTAAAATGGCTAAATAATCGCCTTTTTTGATTGTTCCTGCCCCTGAACCTACTCTAGTTAAAGATAGTCCTGTTGCACCTTTTATATTTTGTCTAACTTTACAATTTGCAGTTGAAGATTCATCAACTAAAGCTCTATCGACTACTACTGCTGTAGCACTTGTTTTGGTTGTTACTTTAAATGTGCCATTGTTATCATCATTGGTTGCCCCTGATACCACAATGAAGTCACCTGCGAAAGTATTGGTGAATATGCTAGTACCAGCAGTTATGGTTGAGGTAGAAGCAGTAAAAGTTAAAGTTTCAGAAGTATCGTTTACTCTGTTTTCTGTGGCTAAATGATCGTCATTGTATGTGCCTGAATTAGTTGTATGTGATGGATCACCAAGCAAGAAAGTGTTTTTAACACCTTGTAGCCTAGTTAAAAATGTTGTCCACTCTAAAGCATCTGCTCTTTGCATTGGTGGTAGTGTTACTTGTGCTGTCCAATAACAGCCATCGTATTCTTGTATTCTTTGTCTGTTAGTAAATACAGATCGTGAAGCTGCAATATTTCTATTTAGCGTAAATGAAACTGTAGCGTAGTTTGGGCTTGTTGGTACTGTAATTATCATTTCATGCCCCTTCTAAAAACACCACCACGATTCATAGCTTCTAAAACAGCACCTTTTGATGATTCTGCTATATCAGGCAATAGTTGTAAAACTTCATTCCTAACTGTGTCTTGTACTCCTGTAGCAAAACTAACTGTTTGATTGATTACTACACCACCTTGACCTTTTGTGTGATCTAATACTGTTTCATTAGGGTGTAGTATTGCTGGGAAACCACCCTTGCCATCTATACCACCTGCTCTTGCACCCATACCTGTATAGCCACCACCTGAAAATCCTGTAAAACCACCATGAGGAAGGGGTGGTGGTTCTGGTGTTGGTGTATCATCTGTAGCCATAAAACCAAAGATATTAGCCATCTGCATACGAATTTGCAGTCTGACTATATCTCTTAATAACATTCTCATAAAATCTTGCCACTCTAGTTTCCCTGTTTCAACAAAATCAGTTAAAGCATCGGCAGCTTGATCAAAAGTTCTAGCCCATATTGTTTTCCATTGCATTTGTCTTTGTTCAAGCGTTTCAAAAGTTGCAGCGAGTTTTGCCATAGGATCAAGATTATCTGTTATTCCACCCTCAACAACTTTGAAAGCATCACTAAGGTTAAACAATTCATCAACTATTTTTTTTGTTTCAGGATCAAGCTCACCAAAAGCACCTTCAAGGAATTTTTCAAGGCTTGTTATCATATCGTCTAAAGATTTAGTTGTATCTACATTTGTTTTATTAAACTCTGCCATTGCTGCTTCAACATCAACAAATTGTGTTCCAAGAGCTTCGTATTGAGCTAAAGCCAAACCTGCTTTAAGCACATTTTTGTCTGCTGCATGAGCAACCATCATAAACATTTGTCCTGCTCTTTGAAGATGTATTCCTAAATTCGATGCTTCAAGACTTAATCTTTTAAAACCACTTACTGTTGCACCTATACCCTTTAAAAAGTCATTCATGGTTTTTAAAGCAGATAAAAAACCACCTATCACACTATCCCTAATAGTTTCAGCGTAACCCTTAACACCTTCTTCACCATCAGACATTTTTTGATTACTAAGAACAAACATTGCTGTCAATCTTTGGAAAATAGGCAAGAAGGCAACTGCAATTTCAGCTTTTAAAATTTGAAATTGTCTGGTTAAAACATACAAAGTATCATTAAACAATTCAGACTTTTTGATGCTGTCACGATCTAGTATCAAGCCATAGTCTTTTGCTTTTTCAATAAAATCATCTATTCCTAAACCCATACCATCAATAGCACCTAAAATTTTAATTCCAGCACGACCAAATAGATTGGCTGCTACTGTGGCTTTGGCAGATTGTGAAGTTAAACCTTTCATTGCTTGTGTAACCTCTCGGAATAAGGTGTCCATATCTTTAGTGTTGCCACTAACATCAGTAATAGAAACTCCTAAATCTCTAAATATATCGGCTTGGGTTTTTAGACCTCTTTGTGCATCACCAACAGATCGTGTAAATTTTTCTAATGAAGTGTTTGCTGCATCAACTGTACTTCCTGCTAACACAGAAGCAATTTGAAATCCTTGAATGGTATCAGTAGCCATTCCTGTCCGAGTGGACACTTTGCCGATAGCATCAGCAAAATCAAATGACTTTTTAGCTAATACTGCTAATGTTGTAGCCACAGCAGCTATAGCTACAGTAGCACCCAGAGCTACTTTTGCCACACTACCAACTGCACCAGCAGCACCTTTAGCAGCACCACCCACTTTTTTAAATGTGCCACTTGCCTGATCTTTTGCTTTTATTAGTATTTTATATGCTTGACTTGCCATTCTGTTTTGCTCGTTCTTGTTTTATTTTAAAGTAAGCTGTCCATAATTGGTATTCTTCCATAGACATTTGTTGTATCTCGTCTAAAGACTTACCAAGAATCTCTGCTAATTGTAGTTGATTATAAAGGTGATTATCTAGGTCTAATTTTTTTTTACTTCTTCAGGTGCTTCTTCTGCCATAATTTCATTCGAGACACGAATGAGAACATTACGATCTACTTTAGTAAGGAGTGCTTGTTTATCTTCTAAAGAAAAGATTTTTTCTCCGTTTTCATCTAGTGCTTTATAGATCAGCACATAGGCTAACATGGTCATTTCATTATCTTTAGCCATAGCCCATAGTTTTTGAGTTTCTTGGAGAGTTAGGGGTTTGGAATAAATCTCTAAGGGTTTATCTTCCTCGCCCCACTCAGGTACGATGATCTTTTTGATATCTAGGGTATCAAAATGAGCTTTTGCTCTATCTATAACTTTCAATTATTAAACAGTTCCTATTGTTAAAGCACCTGTACCTTGTACAGAGAATGATCTTTCCACCAATCCATCGTGAGCCTGACTTTGTGATATGCCTGTAACTATGCCTGTACCTGATAATTGATAAGCACCTGAACCTGATCCCTCAGGTTGAAATAAAAATGCTAATGAACTACCTATAGACATAGCAGTTTGAGCTGTATCTGTATCATCAAATCTTGCATCTACTGAAGCTGTGAAACTTGTTAATGATGATTTATAAGTTTTTGCACTATCACCCATTGAAGTATCTTCAATAGTATCTGCTGTTTGCTCTACGGAGAATGATGTAATTTCTGCGATGGCGTTGCCACCTGCTTTAACGACACCTGCTGATCCTGAAAATGTTGCCATAATATTATTCTAAAGTTCCTTCTGTATGATGATAAGGTATTTCAAATGTCATTACAACAATTCCAAGTGGATTATCACCTTCTCCATTGAAACTTATATCTGTACTGACTAAAAAGCTATCTTTAGCTAGATTGTTTATTAATCTATCGCCATACATAGCCACCTCTACTTCTTTTGTAATAGTGTCTATAGTATCGTCATAATTGCTGTTAGCCTTCACATAACCTTCTACAACAAGCGATAATCTTTTTTCTATAGTACGAGGCGGAGACATATCTAATGGCTCTGAGCTTTCTTCTCTGGTGTAGATCAACAAACAGGGTAGTTTGGTGTTCTCTATTGGATAAACTCTTGATTGAAAGACATTAGAGCCTGTTGTAGTTAGACCTGTAAGCGTGGTTGCAACTCGTTCTCTAATTTGTTGTCTTAAATGTGCCATAACTTATTGTAGCTTATTTGCCTTGCCCTCGATATTTCTTCCAGCTTCTTTTTTTGTTTTTATTCATAGTTGAAGTGCCAACATTGTTTCTGCCTTGCCATGTTTTCTTACCCCTACGACCACATACAGGCACATAAGCTGATTTGAATTGTGCTTTTGATTTCTTTGGCACTTATTCTTTAGGTGTGTGTGAAGCACCGAAATAAAAACTTATAACTGCTGATGCAAGTCCACCAAGATAACCTAACACTAGATTAATTAATGCTTCTGAGTTTTGTTCAGGTGGTTGTAGAGTAACTAAAAAGATATAACCCATAAAGCCACCAATAGTTATAAAGCCAAGAAATTTAGATGTCCAATCTCCACTAAATCTTGATCTAGCGTCTTGCACATCTTCTGTTTCGAGTTTAAATATATCTACATCTAACTCTTTCATTTGCACTTCAAACTCTTGCTCTGCTTTCTTGAGCTTCATCATCTGTTCTGGTGTTGCTTCTGCAACAGCCTTTTCTATTGATTTAGGATTGTTAGGGCAACCCAAAACATCGCATATAACATTACTAGCCATACCACCTAAAGGTCCACCTAATGCTGTTCCGAGTGTTGGTGCTACTGCACCGACAATATTTTTTAATAAATTTTTCATACTTAATGTAATTCCTGTTCTAATTCTAAACCAATTTCTTGATCTATGCTTTCTAACATATATCTTGGTATGTTTATTTTTAAATCAATTTCCTGTTCCCCTGCCAAAATACGATCCAGATAAAACACAAACAGTTTTTCGTATCTTTTGCGAGTGAAGTTTTTTTGTCCTAGATTGTTTCTAATATCGCAATCGTGTAACCATGCTTCATCTAATTGTGCTTCAGTATATAAAAGCATTAGTCTTGAAGAATTAGTGTGGTAATCCCTGTTCCGTCTGGTTGTACATTGATAATATTATAAGTAACAGAATCGATAGTTATGGTATCGGCTGTATCTACATTTGTTACATCAGAAGATCGGCAAGTCACTATAGGTTGTGTACCATCAATATCAACTGATTCTCCTGCTATCGCAAAATAGTCCTTGTTGATTATTACTTTTATGGTTGAACTACTGCCATTAATTGAAATAGATGCACTTACCCCATGTGCATCGGTATCAAAATAATTTAATAGGTCTTGTGCCGATTCTAATGCCATTATCTAGTCTTTAAATCTTTCTCTGCTTTATCAGCTTTAGCTGGTGCTTTACCATTTGATTTTTCTACACCTGCTGCTTCTAAACCAGCGTAATCATCTTCATCGCAATTAAATGTGTCACCTGCTTTGTGCCAAGTGCCATTATAAAAAACATCTCTAGTTGCTACTACTTCCATAATTTCCTCATAAAGTTTATTGAACGATCTTCATTCATAAAACCATTATACATAAAAAAAAAGGGCTACCTAAGTAGCCCTTAAATTAAGTAAAACTTAATTATGAAGCGATTATATCTTTAATCACTGAGAATCCTTCACCATGACGGATTCCAACATCACAATCTTGGAAGAAAGCTAGTCTTGTGCCACCTGAAGTAGATAGTGAAGCCTGATCCACTACTACATCAACACCTGACCAGAATCCAAGCATTACATTGCTGAAGTCACCAAATATCATTGCTGATAGGTTAGAACCACTACCTTTAGTTAGGTTAGATGGTACTAATGTTGTTGATTCAACTTTGTAACCTAAGATGTCATTTTCGTTCAGAATGAAGTTGCCTTCAACGCCTGAACCTTGCTTAGCTGTAGTTCTTAAAGCTGCTGCAACCTTTGGATTAGTTAAGAAAGCTGGATTTCCACCCATTGCTTTAGCAACTTCAACGCCTTTAACCATATCTACAGTTTTAGCGTAAGTTGGTACTGCACCATTAGTTCCCATAGCTACTACAGTTGCATCTGAGTTCTGAATAACACCTGAAGGCTCATTAGAACCACCACCATTGATAGCTACACCATCAATCTTTCTTGCGAATTGATTAATAATGTCGTCTCTTAAGACAGCTTCAACTGATGGATCAGATTGCATCATTAGTTTTCTAGTTACATCTACATAAGCAGCCAATGTCTTTGGAGACATAGTTACTTGTGCAAATGTAGCTGCACCTTCACTAGGGGCATTACCTTCTGCAACAAAAGCTGCATTAGTAATTGAAGCACTTAGTTTTGGTATTGCAACATCACCTTTTAAGCCAGACATTAATCTTGCACCAAGACCACCTACTGTTAGTTTGTCATATAATGCACCGATAAATTCATTGGCTAAATGGTCTGTATCAACTAAGAATCCACCTTGTGAGTTAGTACCTGCTGTTTGATCCCTTTTACCAAATGCTATGTTAGTTGGCATATAGAAACCTCTAGCAGATTTACCTGTTTGAGCAGCGATTTCATCTGAAACCTCTTTCTCAAGACCTGATAATCTTCCACTTGCTGATTCTCTTACAGCTTTAAGCAATGAGTATTCTCTTTGCTCTTTTTCATTCATATCCACATTAGATGCTAAGTCTAGTGGCTTATCGTTTGCGATATTTTCAAGAAGTTCACCTCTGAATTGTGCAAGAGTTAAACCTTTGCCGATAGCTTCATGTGCCATATCTCTCTTGTTGTGTTGAACACCAAGATCAAGAATAGCTTTAGCTTCTGCTGCCTGTTCTTTTCTTACTTCTTCAGGATTTACTTCTGGAGTTTTCATTTCGTTTTCCATTTTTATATCCTTTTTATTATTAGGGTTAATCTTAATTTTTGGTGTTTCTTTACTACGAGCAAAGCCAACTGATTTTGACATATCGGCTGGTACGCTTACAGCAGAAACTTCAAGGGGAGACCAAGAATTTACTCTATAGATGGGTACGCCATCTTTCTCGTTATCTTCCCTCTGCATAGAATTGACTTGATAGCCAACACTTATGTTCTGTCTGATTCCATCTATAACATCTCTATAGATTTCATCAGCTTGTTTATTTTTGCTAAATCTTACTTTAGCTATTGTTCTTTTATTTTTATGATCTACGCCAAATGCTTCTACCACACCTATCTGTTTAGTAGGATCATGGTCTAAAAGAAGTGGCGATCTGCCTGAAGTCATAAAATCCATATCTATTTCATTCTCTTTATGACCTAAAACCTCATATCCGAATCCTCTCATTACAGGTAATTCACTAGATACACCTATTTCAATAGTTCTTTTATCTTCATCAATCTTATTACGATCAAATTCAAAAGCCCTTTGTAGGTTTTCTTCAGCGTAAAACCTTGCGATTTCAGCATCTTCTTCGGCTAAACATTCTTCTTCTTTAGCACATTCTTCTTCATTGTCGCACCCTGCTTCATGTTCACAATCTATTTCAGGGGCATCTTGAGCTTCTTCTACTGATTCTTCAGCTTCTTCTGCTGATTCTTCAGCTTCTTCTGCTGATTCTTCAGCTTCTTCTGCTGATTCTTCGGCTTCTTCGATTTGAGCTTCTTCTTCAGAGTTTTCTATTTGGTTTTCTGCTTCTTGTTCCATAATCCTTCGATTTTAACTATTTTTAGCGACTTCCTCAAGTGTCTTTTTTTTAGTGGTGTTTCTGTCGTACTTAGTTTTGTCTTTATGTCTTTTGGTTAGACCTTGTTTGGGTGTTTTTTTACGAGCAAAGATTTTATCCCAACGATCTTCAAATTCTTTATGTGAGATTGCTCTAGGTCTCCTCTTGCTGCCCTTCCCCATCTTCTAATCCTTCAATGTCTGGCTCAACAGGTGCTTTATTAGCCCCATAAGGCTGATAAGCCAATTTAATGTCCATTTCTTTAGCTAGTTCTTCTTCTCTTTGGTGTTGTTCAAACAATTCTTCAACATCTCTACCATAATTCGATTGCACATCTTGTAGGGTTACTATTCCTGCTTGTAAGCCATCAACATTAGCCTTTACTTCTTTAGTAGGATCAATCCAGCCCCAGCTTCTTCCGACAAAGATAGCACTATCTGAAAATTTGTCGTATTTGTCTGGTGGTAACATGAAATCTTGTTTAAATGACATTGTTTGTAGTAACCATCTTTCAAAAACAGGTTGAATAAAGTGGTCAATCATAAACTTTTGTAGAATCCTATAGTTATCTCTCTCCTCTAATGTGCCTTGTCGAATAGAAGAATAATTAACGCCTTCTAAATTGTTGGCTAATGAGACATAAGATACGCCTAATCCTGAAGCTATACCTCGTAATACTGACTTATGAAAGCTATCAAATCCTGATGTTGGGTGCTGTGGATCAAAGGTTTCTATCCCTTGTCCTTCAGCTAACTGTTCAAATGTACCTGCTTCAGCACTCATAATAGGGGTGTAATCATCTTCTGTATCATCTCCGACATAAGCATCACCACTTGGGCTAGTAATAAAGCCCATTTTAGAAGCACCCACTCTAGCTGCTATAAGCTCAGCTTCTTCATAACCATCTAACATCTTTAATCTTGCTAAAGCTGTAGTCATAAATGGCAATCCTCTAGTTTGTTCAGGTCTATCAGGTTTAAAAGCATGAAGTATATCTTCGGCTGGTACTTCTATGTGCTGTCTGTTGTTTTTACCAAAGCCATTGTTGTAGGGGTTGTCTTTAAACAATAAATAAGCAATAGGCTTTTTGAATTTGTCTAATTTAACACCCATGATGATTTCTTCATCATTTTTAAGCAGTTGATTCTTTTCTTCATCAAGATAATCAGCATCTAAGAACTGTATTCGGTATGGATCGTTAGCATCATTGGTTGTTATGTGTCTAATTAAGACCTCTCCATCTCTAGCTAGTGTTTCTATGAATAGTTTTTGAGCATCTATAAAGGACATTTTGCCATCTATGGTGCAATTTCCACGCTTCGACCACTTACGCCACTCTCTTTCTATAAGCTGATTACCAATAAAATCTAGCTTATTATCAGGATTTCTAGCCTTAGATTGCAGTCTAATACCATGTTGTCCAACGACATTGGTAACTAAAAGCTGTAAATAACGCCTTGCATAATCGTTATTTCTTGCCTGTTCACGACATCTATCTCTTATTTTTCTTAGATTAAAGCGTATATTTGCATCAGCACTATTAGAACCACTAATCCAATCGGCAAATAGATTGCCTGAATTGGCTGCTGCATAGTTTCTAGCCTTACGCTTTACTTTCTTACGACCTTTAAATAAGTTATCCCAAATTGCCATTTTTAAAATCTAACTTTTATTGTGTTTCCTGTGTCCTGATTGTTTTTTATTCTTGCTCTTTTTATTTCTTCATTATATTCGGTTTTATATCTATCTCTAAATGTAAGTAAATCAGGAACAGACATTCTTGATAAAGAACGACCAGCTATTGAGTAGGACATCTGATCTTGTGTTGCTCTATTTTCTAATACAGCTTCTATATTATCCAAACAAATCTTTGCATGACTTCTTAAGTCTGCTGTTGTGTTTTGTAAGTTGGGTAAGATCGTTGTTCTGCCTTGATCTACTACCAGCCTTTGTGAATCTGCTGACCTAATAATGAAAGCAGCCCATTGATAGTCACCTGCAACTTGATTGGCTGTACTAGCACTAGCAATTTCAACTAAATATGTTGATTCTGCTTCTGTAGCTGCAATAGTGAAAGCATTTGATGATCCTGTGTTATCTTCTGTGAACCTATACTCAAGAGCATAGGTATCTAAAGGGTAATCACTTACTAGATCGTCTCTACGCCAAACCCATCTATCGCCTACTACTAGCTCGTCTGGTTCTTGTGTTGGATAGTTTGCTCTGTCGAATAAGTTGCTCATGTCAATAGTGTAACCTAAATTATAATGCTAATCTTTCCAACTCGTAACAAAATTTCTAGGGTTTCTACGATATAATCTTCGTCTATCCCTAATTAATGATGGTTTTTCTTGAATTTTTGGCTCTTTTTCTGTATCTACTCCTTTTTGTAGTAGCTTATCAAAGTTCGGTTGCAATATGTGGATTGCTGCTAGTCCGTACACAAATGTATCAAGAGCTTCGTTCCTTTTTCGAGTTTGCTTCCACACCATTGTTTTTTTACCTCGTACAAACTTTTGTATTCGTTTTTCAGCAGTTAATTGTTTAAAGTATTCTTCATCTACTGTGTTGGGAAAATGTATTAGGTTGGTATCTTCGTCTTTTAGTCTTGCATGAATAAACTCTTTTGCTGTATCAACACCAATTGAATAAAGTGCTGTTCTTCTTCTACCTACAAATGTTGGTCTTGATGCTATTGGTTTGTTTTTAGTAGATGCACCTTTAATGGCGAATATTCTTCTTTGATTCTTACCACGACAGAAGGCGTAAACCTGATCTGTATGATGTCCACCAGAATCGATTGCAGTACAAGCAATAGGCAATTTGCTTCCGTCTTGTTTGGTGTAGATTTCTTTTAAAAATTCATCTAGTTCTTGCCATATTTCTCTTGTGGCTGGATTGCCCCAAATGATTTTATATTCCAATACCCAAGTTTCATGATTATCAGCCCAGCCCATAACCTGAACTTCTACTCTATCGTTTTGTGTATCTACTCCTGCTGTTATTACTAAGACTTCATCAGGTATAGCTTCGTGATTGTACTGTTCACACTTAGCCATCAAACCTTCTGCTTCTATTTCTTCTCCTTGTTCTTCCCATGTTTCTCCCAATGATGTATTAATAAAGGTCTGTAGCTGTTCAGGCGATTTTTTAGCTTCTAAGAAATCTTGCACTAACTCAACCCATGTTCTAAAAGGTGAATAGAGTTCCGAGATATGAAAGCCCACTTTTCTAGCTTCAGGATTCTGTGCTTCCCATTTTCCTTTCAGTAACATTTGTTGTTTTTTACTTTCAGGGATAATTACTCCACAATGTTCACATGATAGTGAAGCTGTTTCAGGTTTATTTTCAAGCCATGTTATTTGTTGCCATTTTAGTTGTTGGTATTGGTTACATTCTAGGCATGGTACTTTATACACTCTTTTATCTGATTCATCGTATGCTTTTTCTATTCGTGATAATCCTTTTATTGTGGGTGTTGATGTTAGGATAATCTTACGATTCCAAAAGGTAGTTGTTCTTTTTCTCGCCAGATTAATAGGATCACCTTCCGTTCCTGCTGATATAGGAAATCTGTCTACTTCATCACATAACAGTACACGAATTGGTCTACTAGCGAGACCACTTGCACTATTCGCACCAACTATCGTTATATGACCACCTGCATACTTCTTGTGTAGGGTGGTGTTTTCTGCATCTCTACTTCTTGGATCACGAACCTTGCCTTTCAGTTTTGGTGTGTCTCTAAGCATGGGTGCTAAACGATCTTTACTAAAAGCCTGTGCCATCGTTAGTGTGGGTTGTAAGCATAGTATGGTTGATGGTTCTTGGTCTATGTAATAGCCAATCGTATTAAGTAGCACCTCAGTTGCCCCAACTTGGCTAGATTTTAAGAAGGTTATTTCTTCAACATTTGGATCATTGATAACTTCCATAATCTCTCGTTGAAATGGCACACGATCTGTACGCCATTGACCAGCTTCGGCTGATGATTCAGATGATAGTTTTCTATAGCTATCACTCCATTCGGCTACGGATAAGTTGGGTGGTGGTTTCCAAATATTACTTATCGTCTGCCATATCGGATTTAGCTGTTGCATCTTCTGATAATTCCTCTAAACATTCATACACAGCTTCTTTGATAATGGCTTGTGCTTCTTGTGGTGTTTCGGCTGCTTGGGTTAGGTGTCCTAGCTTGGTTGGTAGTGCTAATATCTTGCTTCTTACATTGGTTACATAATCAGACCATATTGTTTTAATTAGATCGGCTGATATTAGTTCATCTTCCTTTTCTTGTAGCTCTAACTCTGCTCTATCGGCTTGTGCTTTGGTTAGTCGTGTTCGTTCTTCGTTTAAATCGCCACTTCCATGATGTTTACCTTTAGAAAGTGATCTTAAATAACGAATGTATCTTACACGACAATCATCTAGGTCTTGTCCGCCTGACTTGCCAGACTTTATAAGTATATTTTCGTTGAAAAGGTCATGTACCCTTACTGATGAAAGGTCTAAATGTTCTGCTACTGTTTTTATCGTTGCCATGTATTTTTTTCTAAAATTTCAAATATAAACAACTATAAATGGCGCTTATACTAGGAACACTTTGCGCTTTTCGTATAACC